ACATATTTACCGTAAAAATAAACCACCTATATTATGATTCAGGTTGACAGCCTGGCTTTTTGTGCTACAATAAATACTATCTTAGGAGAATTTTAGTGTCAACAACACCCACAAGGACCCCAGCAAAAACCAACTATCTCAACAACAGAGATATCTTAAAAGAAATACATTTAAGCAAGAACACCTACTGCACCTTCCTTGATCCGGTGCAGGATCACCAGTATGATATCATACTGCCCACACTGGAAAAGATCAATCAACGCACTGTGGCCGAAGCCAGACGCAATCGTGCTGATCGACTCAAACGTGAGGGCACTATTGTAGACCCTAAAAAGATCCCCAACACAGACCTTGTGTTCCGTATTACCTGTTGGGAACACATACCCATGGCACCCAAAAAAGTGCCCAAAAGTCAACAAAAGAAAAAGAAAATTGAAGACATCTTTGAGCTGGATCTGCTGGAGGAAGAAGATCCCTTGGCTGAGCTTTTAGAGCAACCGGTGCTGAACGAAAAACATGTGCGTCTAAATTTCCCTCCATTCTATCACTATCGCTTGGACCAAAACAAACAGCCGTTCCAGGTAGGCAAAAGTCACTGGAAGGGCGATTTTGAACATGGTGAGTTTTCAAAGGATCACGGCAACATGACACGCAAATTAGCCACCATGTTTATCAAACTGTGTGAACGCTATGCCACACGCAGCAACTGGCGTGGCTACACCTACAACGAAGAAATGCGTGGACAGGCCTTGTTACAATTGAGTCAGATTGGTCTACAGTTTGATGAATCAAAAAGTCAAAATCCTTTTGCCTACTACACCGCAGCCATTACCAATTCGTTTACTAGAATCTTGAATTTAGAAAAGAAAAATCAAAACATCAGAGATGACATGTTGGAAATGAATGGCCTGAATCCATCTTGGACACGCCAGAACGCCGGCAAGAAAAATCCGGCGCATGCACCCAGTGCGGTTGTAATTGTCACACAAGAGTAGTATACTAGTTGAATGAGTCTATTCAAAAAAGTAGCAGTATGCACTGATATCCACTTTGGTCTAAAGTCAAACAGCCTACAACACAATCAAGATTGTAGCAATTTCATTGATTGGTTTATTGCCACAGCCCGAGCCAATGGTTGCGAAACTGGCATGTTCCTGGGCGACTGGAGCCATCAACGTGCTGCAATCAACATGCAGACCTTGCAGTACAGCCTGCGTAGTTTGGAAAAGTTGAGTGCGGCCTTTGATCGTTTTTACTTTATTCCCGGCAATCATGATCTCTACTACAGAGACAAGCGTGATATCTATTCAACCGAGTGGGCCAAACACATTCCCAACATCCAGATCGTCAATGATTGGTTCCAAGATGGCGATGTGGTGATTGCTCCTTGGCTGGTAGGAGATGATCACAAGAAGATACCCAAGCTCAATGGGCAGTACATGTTTGGACATTTTGAACTGCCACATTTCAAAATGAATGCCATGGTAGAAATGCCCGACCACGGAGAAATACAAGTAGCGCACTTTGGACACTTTGACCGGGTGTTTTCAGGACACTTCCATTTGCGTCAGCAGAAACGTAACATAAACTACATTGGCAACTGCTTTCCGCACAACTATGCCGACGCCGGTGATACTGCCCGTGGCATGATGACCTTGGAATGGGGCAAAGAACCTGTGTATCATTCATGGCCCGGACAACCCTTGTACAAGGTATTAAAACTGAGCCAGGTCATTGATTCGGCGCCCACATTGTTGTCGGCCAACATGCATGTGCGTGTGGAACTGGACATAGACATCAGCTACGAAGAAGCCAACTTTATCAAGGATACCTTTGTGAAGGATTATGACTTGCGAGAAATGGCCTTGATTCCAGTAAAAAGCACTGCTGTGGACGCTGACATGGCGCCGGGCGAAGTCAAGTTTGAAAGCGTGGATCAGATTGTGACTGATCAGATCACCAACATCGAAAGCGAGTTCTACGATCCCAAGCTGTTGTTGAAGATCTATCAAAATCTATGACCCACGATCCGATAACCAATATCCTGCCTGGAGCTGTGTATCCAGAGTGGATGAGTGCCCTTGAACAACGGTACCGTGTGCTGGGCACCATCATCCTGCACAGATATGATTATCGCTTGGATCAGTTGGAGCAACTGTTGGCCACACTCAAAAAGCCTGAGTTTGCGCCAGAAGATCGCATTGTCATTGTGCATTTTGACAGCGACTACTACATACAACATCAGTATGGTGTGGATCTCATGAACCTGTTTGCCATCTGGCAACACTTGGATTTGCCCAGTCATGCCATGTTGATCTATACCAATCACATGGGCATCCAACGCGAAGTTGATCAACTGTGTGCCCATGCAGATCCTGCGGATCGGCCCACCATAGTGGAAACTTTTTTGAATCCTTTGAGCTATGATCCCAAAATTTACCAACACGAACCTGATGTCGATGTTGACAAAATCCAGTACCATGGCCTGTGCATGATGGCGCATGCTCGAAGCTACAGATATGCCTTGTACAATCTGATCAAGCACCTATCATCTCAGTTGGTCATGAACATACGAGCTCCCAAATGAATCTGATAAAAATAGAGCCCTTCACTAGAATCAATGACAACTTTATCAGGTCCAGTCTGCTTGACGCTACTCCTGTGGCTCAAGACATCTTGCATCCCCTGATCACTTCAGGTCCATCGGGCGGTGCCAACAGCACACATTTCCAAGCAGATTTTTATCAGCATGTGGCGCTGGACATTGTGGCCGAAACTGTGTTCCATTATCCTTATCCTAGGATCTGCGAAAAAACCCTGCGCCCCATGAACTGCAAACGCATGTTTGTGATAGTGGGTCCGGCACACTGTTTGCGACTGTTGCATGACAAAGGATTTGAAACATTTGGTGACATCATAGACGAACGCTACGACACCATTGATGATCCCGAACAGCGGTTGTTGGCCGTGGGACGGGCCATAGAACAGTTTTGCGCCATTGACCTGGAGCAAATAAAAAGTTATTATGTGAACAATCGAGCCAAATTTGATCACAATTGGCACACTATGAAAAATCTGTTGCGCAACGAAGTAGAGGCATTTGCCAAGGAGCATCATGTATAGCGTATATCAACACTGGGATCCACTACAGGTCTGTTTGGTGGGCAGAACCTATCCACCTGAGTTTTACAGTTGGATCAAGGATCCTGTCACACGTGTCCGATTTGAAACCTTGGCTGAAGAAACTGAAGAAGACTATCAAGGTCTTATCAAGTTGTTGACTGAACGCTTTGGTGTCGAAGTGTTGCGACCCGAATTTCCCAAAGACCTTGAAAGCCTGTATATCTCGGGCAAGTGGGTGCAACCGCCCACGGCTCCTAGAGATTATTTTCTCATGATCCAAGATAAATTTTGGGTGCCACAGGTGCCCAATGCCAGCCATGCTTGGTCAGTGTTTTACAGACAAAACAAACAGAGCTGGTGGGCCGATTTTGTGCGTCCGGGTGATTTTTATGCTACCTTGCCCGAGTATGCCGAAGATATACAAAAGCGATTTGCTCAGTTTTGCCAAGCAGACCAGCAACATCTGGATGCCAAATTGGGTTTTTACAGCCATGTGTTTGATCAGATACGGGCCAACGGCAATGACGTTGTTTATACTGACCTAGACTTTATCAATGGTTGCTTTGTGAGTCGCATTGGGCAGGACTTGTACTTTGCCACACAGACCTATCATGACGACAAACAGGGCATACTGACACAGGTCAATCAACTGTTTCCAGGCACACGCAATCACGTGGTCAATGCTGGCGGACACGGTGATGCTGTGTACTGTCCAGTCACGCCGGGTCTGATCATCAGCCTTAATGACGTGCCTACCTATGCCGATACCTTTCCAGACTGGGAAGTTGTTTATCTTCCGCCCAGCAACTATGAACACATGCGAGAATTTGAAGTGTCTATGAAACGCAACAAAGGTCGCTGGTTCATGCCGGGGTTTGAAAAGGATGACAACCTTATACACATGGTGGATCACTACTTTGATGAATGGGTGGGACAGGTCAGTGAAACTGTGTTTGATGTCAATATACTAATCGTGGATCCCAAAAACATAGTGGTATCTGCACACAACGATCGTGTGGAGAAGGCCTGTGCCCGACATGGTATAGAAGTGCATGTGGTACCATTCCGTCATAAGTATTTCTGGGACTGTGGTATCCACTGCGTGACCAACGACATTGCCAGATCTGGCACTATGCAGGATTTTTTCTCTTGATTTTGTTCCACAACTAGTGTAAACTTAATATCCAATGATACATATCCGTAATCTCACTGTGAAAAATTTCATGAGTGTGGGCAACAACACTCAGGCCGTAGACTTTGATCGTAGAGATCTGACCTTGGTCTTGGGCGAGAATCTGGACCTAGGCGGTGACGGTAGTCGCAACGGCACAGGCAAGACCACAATCATCAATGCTCTCAGCTATGCCTTGTACGGGCAAGCACTTTCAAACATACGCAAAGACAACTTGGTCAACAAGACCAACGGCAAGAACATGCTGGTCAGTTTGGAATTTGCTGTGGGCAATCAAGAATACAAGATCGAACGTGGTCGCAAACCCAATGTTCTACGCTTTTATGTCAACAACGAACAACAGGCTATCACCGATGAAGCACAGGGCGACAGCCGAGAAACACAAGATGCAATCGAGCACACCCTGGGTCTCAGCCACGACATGTTCAAACACATCTTGGCTCTCAACACGTATACTGAACCATTTCTCAGCCTCAAGGCCAACGACCAACGCACTATCATTGAACAACTGCTGGGTATTACCTTGTTGAGTGAACGTGCAGACTCCATCAAAGAACACAACAGACAAACCAAAGAAGGTATACAACAGGAAGAGTTTCGCACACGTGCGGTGCAAGAAGCCAACAAAAGGATCGAAGAACAGATCGAAGCCTTGCGACGCAGACAAACACTATGGACTACCAAACATGAAGAAGAGATTGAAAAACTCACGACCGCGCTCGAAGAGCTCAAGAAGATTGACATTGAAGCCGAGATCGAGGCCCACAAGGCCCACAAAGTATGGGATCAGAAGCGCAAGGACCTTAACGACCTGGCTGGACAGATCTCCCGCACGAAACTTGACAAGGATCGCGAGACAAAAAGCATTGAGAAGCTTGTCAAAGAGATTGCGACTCTTGAATCTCACACATGTCACACTTGCGGGCAGGCTTTCCACGACCATAAGCACCAACAAGTCTTGGAGGGTAAGCAGACTGATCTGGAGCGAGCGCGAGAAGCGTGCCAGGAACATACACAGCTCTTATCAGAACTTGAGACTGCCCACAACTCCCTGGGCCCGCTAGGTCGACCACCTGTAATGTTTTATGATCAGGAAGAAGATGCTATTCATCATAGAAGCAGCCTAGCCGCACTAGAAAAACAGTTGACAGACAAGCAGACCGAAACAGATCCGTATGGCGAACAGATTGCGGACATGCAAAGACAAGCACTACAAGAAGTTAACTATGACACACTTAATGAACTCACTAGATTGCAAGAACATCAAGACTTCTTGCTCAAATTACTGACCAGCAAGGATTCATTCATACGCAAAAAAATTATTGAACAGAACTTGAGTTACTTGAATGCTCGACTCACACACTACTTGGATCGTATTGGCCTGCCTCACACAGTGGTATTCCAGAATGACCTCACAGTCAGCATCGAAGAGCTGGGTCGTGAACTAGACTTTGACAATCTCAGCCGCGGCGAACGCAATCGACTGATCTTGAGCATGAGTTGGGCATTCCGTGATGTGTTTGAAAGTCTGTACCAGCCTATCAATGTGCTGTTCATAGACGAGATGATCGATTCGGGACTAGACACACAAGGTGTAGAAAATGCTCTAGCATTGTTAAAACACATGAGTCGTGAACGACACAAGAGTATTTGGTTGGTTTCGCACAGAGATGAATTAAGTGGACGGGTGGAAAATATCTTACGTGTGGTCAAAGAAGGAGGGTTCACCAGTTATAACACGGACATTGACCTGGCATGACCTCAGTAGTGATTCTAACAATTCCACGTGTGGCACCGGTAAGACCGGCTGCTGCTCCGGCTATTATTAAAAGTATCCTGAATGGTCTAGACGTGACCAATCGTGTGTTAGATGTCAACATTGACTACTTTGATGATTTCAAACGCAACACAGATGAACAAATCTACAACGAAATCGATGAATTTTTGTTTATCAAACACAAACAACTGGGTGCAAAGGCACGCCAGACCTTGGATCAGTTCATTGATAAATGGATAAACAAAATAAATCAACTCAACCCAGAAAAGATTTTTATCAGCATTTTCAGTTGGCAAGCGCAAAGATTCAGCGAAGAATTTTTACGACGTTTTAGACAGTCTAGCACCGCCGAAGTCATTGTAGGTGGGCAAGGTCTTATACGCGAAGAAAACGGCAGTTACAGTGCTAGGCCCGAATTTGCTCACCATTTGAAACAGCAGGGTCTGATAGATCACTGGATCAGAGGAGAAGCCGAAACCACAATACCACACATCATGGCCGGATGCTATGATGTGGCCGGAGTTGACACTGACTTCTTGGCCGAATACAGTGATGTCAAACAACACGGCGTTATGGACTTTGCTGACTTTGATATATTAAAGTACCAAAGTGGCTATGCTAATGGAGTATTGCCCATGGAAACTAGCCGGGGGTGTGTGCGGAACTGTGTGTTCTGTGATATCCCTACCATGCAAGGCGGATTCAGATTCAAACGCGGCACACAGTTGGCCGCAGAAATGATACACTACTACCAACAGTATGGCGTGCGAGATTACTTTTTCCATGATGCCTTATGCAACGGCAGTATCAGAGATTTTAGAGAATTCAATCAGACCTTGATTGAATTTTATCAAAGCAACAACTTGCCAGATAACTATTTAAGTTACAGTAGTCATGCCATCGTACATAGTGAACGTCAGATGCGACCCACCGACTTTGAACTCATGGGTCGTGCTGGGGCGGATACCATGGTCATTGGTGTGGAAAGCGGCAGCGATCGAGTGCGTGCTGACATGAAGAAAAACTTTACCAACGTGGATCTTGACTACAACATGGAGCAATACAGCAGGCATAAAATACAGGTTTATTTTTTGATCATTGTAGGATTCCCAACAGAAACCCGGCAAGACTTTCAAGAAACTTTGGACATGCTTGCCCGCTATCAACGCTATGTGGCCGATGGCACGATCATTGGAGTTAATCTAGGAACCACTTTGACCATTGAACAAGGCACCGAGCTGTACGACAAGCCCGATAGGTTGCGTGTGGTTGGCATAGATGGCAATCGCCCACAAGGACCCGACTGGCGTTGCCTGGACAATCCAGAACTGACCTACAAAGAACGTATCATGCGGCGCTTGGAAGCACAGGAGTATGCCATGAATCTTGGTTATACTTTTTGGAAGGGAGACGACCAAATCAAAATCATGGAAGACAAATATCAAGAGCGTCTCAGACGCTTGGCTGGAGTCATACATTGAAATTAGACATTGAACTGACAGTTGAACGCAGATTAGGTGATCCACGGATAAAAATCATCATCGATGACTATCTGACCTTGGCCAGCGGACCAGCCCAAGATCACTACAGTTTTAATGTGAACATACCCGACGAAAGTCACAATTTGAAAATCATACACTACGGTAAAACAGTGACAGATCATGTGCTAGACGATCAAGGCAAAATACTCATAGACAAACACGTGGAAATCAAAAGCATAGCCTTGGATGATATAAAACTCAACAAAGAACTTTGGACCGGCAAATTTTTTCCGGTGTACATGCACAAAAGCAAGGATGAGCCATATTTTATATGCCCCAATTTGTACCTGGGACACAACGGCACATGGCTGTTGGATTTTGCCACGCCTGTCACAAACTGGTTGATCAATTTGCGCAGGCCTGGCCCCAAGTTAGATGGAACCATATTCAAAAGCAACAAAGAAATATTGGACACAGCCAAATCACATTTCCAAAATCTACCAGATGTCTAAACATGGCCAACAGTAAAGTATTCTGCAACGTGCCGTGGCACAAGATTTTTATCCGTAGCACAGGACACTATGCATCGTGTTGCGTGATGAAGGAAAATCTTGGCACAGCCACAGTTGAACAAATGAGCCCAGATGAGTGGTTTCACAGCCCAGAAGCCGATCTGATCAGACTGTCCATGCTGAATCAAGAACCCGTGGAGGCCTGTTCCAAGTGCCACTACAATGAACAGATTGGCTACGAAAGCAGCAGGATCAAGGACAACTACAAGAGTTTTATATTTCCCGGTGAGCAGTTTGATCGCAGTTACAGCCAAAGTCCTTGGCATGCAGAATTTGAATCTTCGCGAAACAATCAAGGCGCAACCACGTTGCCACCGCGGGAGTACATGCTGAGCCTGGGCAACGAGTGTAATCTAGCATGCAAGATGTGTTTTCCTATCTGGAGCAGCCGGATAGCTGATCGTTACCAAAGCTGGAACTTGTTGACCGATCAACTAGATGTGAGAAACAATTGGACTACCAATGAACCGGCTTGGCGGACACTATTGCAGTCCTTGGCCGACAACACCAGCCTTGTGAGGTTGACTTTGCTGGGCGGAGAAACTACAATGAACAAGAAGTTCTATGAACTTGTAGATTTTTTGATTGAACACGATAGAACCAACGTGATCTTACATTTTGTTACCAATGCTACCATATACAGGCAAGACCTGATTGACAAACTCAAGCAGTTTCGAGGACTATACATAGAATTCAGCCTGGAGTCTGTGGAGCCTAATAATCACTACATTCGTCAAGGCAGTGATACAGAACAGGTCATTTCAAACATATTGAAAATGCAACAACAACTTCAGCACAATGCCAACTTTACCATTAGTAGTGCGCCACAGGCATTGAGCATCAATACCTATGACAAACTGATACGATGGGCCTTGGAGCACAGGATCCCCATCCAAGGACATCCGGTAACCAGACCCAGTTATTTCAACGTAACTGTATTGCCTTTGCAACTCAGGCGCACCCTGATACCAAGATTTTTAGATTTGCAGGACGAATTAACAAACCTGGTTAGCCAAGAAACTCACACTATCGCGTTTGGTAGTGATCCGAATCGTATCAGTCAGGTGCTACTGAATGAAACCAAGTCCATGATTAATCTGCTACAACAGCCAGAACCCGACAATGCTCAACAACTACAGCAAGAAATGATTGCCTGGATGATGAGGTGGGATCAGGAGTTTGATCTTGATGCCAGAAATTACTTTCCAGAGCACAGGCATTGGCTAGAAAAAATGGGCTATCATGTTTGAAACCAACATTAAAATTTTGCTTGAGCCCCAGTTTGATCAAGACCCACCAAGAATCTGCTGGAGCATGGATGGTATTAGACACGATCTTGAATTATCCAGCGCATTTACTATAGACATAAATCAACAGTTAGATACAGGATCACACATGATTGAAATTGAATTCTATAACAAATCAGACAAGGACAGTCAACCCTCTGTAGACAAGGCTGTGATCATTAAATCGGTGGTAGTAGAAGGACTAAGCACTACCAAACTCAGTCAAGGCATCTACTATCCAGAATTTCCAGAACCCTGGGCTTCAGAACAACAGGCCCAGGGCATTGATTTGTTTGAGACTTATCGTACCAGCACCTATCTGGGCTGGAACGGTCGCTGGGTGTTTGAATTCAGTTGTCCAATCTATCAATGGATACACCGCACAGAAAATTTAGGATTTAGTTATGTTTGATATCAAAACAATAACCGAATATCAACTTGAAATAACCACCTACTGTAATGCGGCCTGCCCGCAGTGTCCTCGCAACAACAACGGACAAGGCATCAATGAGCTGATGCCCTTGACACATCTCAGCCGAGAAATCATTGATCAACGATTTGATCAAGCCCTGTGTAATCATGTGCGACAAATATTCTTTTGTGGCAGTTATGGTGACCCCATAATGCACCCAGAATTTTTAGATATCTTGCGCGACTTTCGCAGGAAAAAATCTGATCTGTGGTTCTACATACACACCAACGGTGGTGTACACGACACCGACTACTGGGCAGAAATGGCCAGTATCATAGGCGATTACGGACAAGTAGACTTTGGCATTGATGGTCTGGAAGACACCTTGCACCTGTATAGACGCAATGTCAAGTACACCAAGGTACTAGAAAATGCCCAGGCATTCATACAGGCCGGCGGCAAAGCCCGCTGGAATTTCATTGTGTTTCAACACAACGAACATCAGGTTGACCAACTGCCATATCTAAGTCTCAAATACGGATTTGAAGACGTGCTTGTTAGAAACACCGGAAGGTTTTTTAATCATCGCACCTGTGAAGAAATGCCATCTTGGCCTGTGAAAAATGACGGCAAATATCAACTGGAGCCGCCTACAAATCCCGAGCATCGCAATCGCAGCATGTTGTTTTTGCCAGACATTAAACAGCAATACAGCACAATCAAGACCTACTTTGACAGCACTCCCATACAGTGTGATGCCGCACTGGGGCACAAAGTGGTCATCAGTGCCGAAGGTATAATCATGCCTTGTAATTTTTTCAATCACAACTTGTATGATCGTAGATTTTATGTGCCAGGAGTATTGCCTGAAGCCAATGAGCTGAGCACTGTGAATGGTAAAAATCAAGTGAGAAGTTTTTTAGAAAGTTACGGTCTAGACACATTGAATATTCACCAGCGTACCATTGAGCAAGTGTTTGAAAGTGCCATGTGGACTGACCTAGTAGCCAGCTGGAGCAAGACCTTGGATCAAGGTCGTCTGTTTGAGTGTGCCATGACTTGCGGTAAAAAATTAACCAAGGTATGGGACCAAGGAGGAAGCACAAGATGAAATACATGATAACTGGTGGCAATCGAGGTCTGGGGTTGGCCTTGGCCACGCACTTCAGCGGCCACAGTGTGAGCCGAAGCACAGGCTATGACATAACCAAAGATACAGACCGATCTTGGATAGCCAATGCAAGCCTGGAATATGATGTATTTGTAAACAATGCCTTTGATGGACCGTTTCAGGAAAGCTGGGCAGACTTTGCACAGGTTCGGCTGTTGCATGACGTGGCTACCTGTTGGCAACATAACAACAAAACAGGACATATCATCAATATTGGCAGCATAGGAACCCAGACCGTGGTGTCACCAGATCCGGCGTTTGAAACTTACCGGATCAGCAAGCAGGCTTTGAAAAGCCACAGTCAGCAGTGGACTCGTGCTTTCAAAGAAAATCGTGTGCCATTCCGTACCAGCCTGTTGACCCTGGATAGGTTAGACACTGAGTTGAGTAGAAGTAGACCCAACTGGACCGGTAACGGTCACAGTCTTGATGATGTGTGCCAGTATGTGGACATGATCGTGCGTTCGGCGCCAAACACTTGTGTGGAAGAAATTGTGACGTGGGTGAATTTTGATCATAAACAATAATCCATGTCATGGTTATTCGAAAGCAAAACTATTCAAGTGTTACCCGAAGATTGCGTGGGTTTTGTTTATTTGATCACAAATAACACAACCGGCAGGAAATATATTGGCAAAAAACTAGCAAAATTTTCAAAGACAACATACAAGACAGTAAAACTCAAAAACGGCAACAAAAAGAAAAAGAAAATTCGTGGCAAAATTGAATCTGACTGGCAGACCTACTACGGCAGCAACGAACAACTCAACAAAGATGTGGCCGAGTTTGGCAACCAAAACTTTACCCGCGAAATATTATACTACTGTAAATCTAAAGCAGAATGCAGCTATATAGAAGCCCGCGAACAGTTTTCAAGACGTGTGCTGGAAAGCGATGACTGGTACAATGGACACATACAAGTGCGTGTGCATGGCAGTCACATAAAGAATAGAATATAAGGAACAAGTTTGATAGCAGTATTGACAGATCCAGCAGTGGGAGGAACCTTTGTAACATGGTCCTTGCACTATCTGGCCGGGCATGACAGCTACTTTGTGGCCAAGGATCGTGTATGGACATCAGTTCCAGACTTTCCTTTGACCGAAATCAATTCACACAATTTCCAAGCCAATCAACCGTTGACGGCCCAGGAGTTTGATCGCACCTTTGATGTGCTGTGCAACACGCCCACTGACCAGTTCCACACTATCTATGTGCATAACTTTATCCATAACTCGCAGTCCGCTGATCCTGAACTGGCGCAACGGCTACAGCAAGTGTTTGATCACAGCCAAAAGGTTGTGGTGGTATCAAACCCGTCCTCAATGGCACTGTATCACGTGGGCTATCGCTCGCGCAGTGGCACTGCAAATCTATGGCAGGATCCAGATCGAGTCAGTACTGACCACGAAGAAATATTTGCAGATTTTGTAGATCATTTTTTTGCAGAGTCGCAACACAGGTGGCGCAACCTTGGACTCAACAATATCTGGGATCGCCGCGAATTTATTGCACTGAACTTTGACTTCGAGCAACATCAGACTATCAAAGACAATCTAGGATCCAGAGCCGGGGACTACACTGTGTCAACCCTGGATCTGTGGAATACCTTTGATCAAACTGTGGTCGCCATGTTTGATCGGTTTGGCATAGAGATATGTCAGGCAAGGTGGCACAACTGGACTCAAGTCTATCAACAATGGCGCCAGCTACACTATCGGCGCCAGCAATTTGCCTGGTACTTTGACAGCATTGTAGACGGAATCATCCAAGGACAGGATATTGATCTCACAAGATTTGAACTAGACATAGTACAAGAAGCAGCCATACAAAACCAACTCATACGCAAACACAATCTCAATCTCAAAACCTGGCAACTAGAACAATTCTCAAACACACAACAACTCCACGATTTATTAGAAACAAACATTCATAACTGACTCTGTGCTGGACGTTTGGTCCAGCCCCATCGAGGAACGGTGCGATACCCGGTCCAGAAATTTGGGCGTCGAAGGCAAATTGCTAACTTAAGGCAACAAATGGTTTGGGCTCCGTTGAAAAAGATACGACCCATGCTTATAGGACTTGGATTTATTATCGGGTCACTAGGGTTCCGTTGATATGTGAAGCTAGAGTAAGGGGTACCGGTCAACCGCCTCTGCGTAGGAAACTACAATCTCTTTATAATAAATGACTATGCTACTCGGATAATGCGTACAAGGTCAGTTCACCGTGCATACGGTGAATTGTGACCAATTAATCTGGATAATACGGGAAAAGCAAAGTTGATGAACGAAGTGAAATCAACAGATCTCTAAGAGATCTTATAAGTTGGTATCAGGCCAATCACGAAACAAGGCATGTTGTATGTCTCCAGCAACAAACTGATTGAATGATTTGTGTTTCACTTCGAGTTCTCCTTCTAACGGAGCAACTCTCTTGAAGGCATTGTCCATTTGCCCCATGTCTGTAAACTCCATGAGTATCATCCATTCCGGCATGTCAGCGATGCTACGGAATCCCATTTTACATCTGGTGATCCTGTAGCTTTGCATTTTGCCTTCTGAAATCAAATGATCAAAGAAACTTTTCATTCCGTTGACCCAATCGATGTCTGAAATATCGCCTTCTTTGTTTGCCCAAATTGTGTATAAGTCTGCCATTATTGTAAAGGTCCTAGTAGTTCAAAGCCCTCAAGGCCTTGTTTGTACAAGTGTGCTTGATCCAAGTACAAGTATTCAAAACCGCGATCTCTGTAGATTGCACATTCGGTCTTCAAACTTTCAACGCCAAGTCTAGTGCGTGGATTGTGATAGGTCCACGCAAACTGACTGGCCAATACATTTTTATCATCGTAGCGTTTCATCAAACTAAAAGCCACCAGCTCATCGTCTTCTCTGTAACCAATTACATCGGTAACCGGGTCGGTGAACTGGCTGTCAAACAGGGGCATCACTGATGCAAAATGCTTGTATATACAGTAGGTTCTATAGATGTCTTGTAGCTGTGCGATGTTGGGTTCACGTAGATATTCCCAAGCAACAGAGGCTGTGTATGTGGTTTGTTTGAGATTGATCCTGGCAAAATGATAAGTCATATCAAGCTCTTTCGGGAAAGTAGTTTTGTCTAGTGCCTTCGCGATGCAGATCACTGGTCACACAGTGTATGCCTCCGTCCCAGAAATATCTGTGTCTGAACGGTACCACGTGCGGCGTAATGCCATACTTTTCCAGAGCATCAAATACCATTTTGTTGTAGTTGAACACTATGACATTTTTTGGATCAATGATCAGCATGTTGACATCAAACACTGTTTCTTCCACATAACCGGTCCAGTGTGCCAGCCAATTTTCTACAATGTCTATCACAGCCTGGTCATTTTCAAAGCCCGGGATCCACCAGCGTCCGTGATTTTTTGTTTTGAGATCCATAAAAGGTTTAACAGCTTGCCAACTTTGTCCGTGCAAATACACCACTTCCCAGCCGGGGAAAGTTTTGGCATAGGTGGGTACATCGGCAAGGCTTATGATCAAGCCCGGGCATACTGGACAGTAAGTGCCATCACTGTGACCTCCGGTGTTGACCACATGATTCCTGGTGCCAGAAAATTCTGCATTGATCAGTTGTTTGTATTCTTCTTGGTCTTGCTTGTAGCTGCTGGTGCCAAAATACAAGTCCTGTCCAATCCTGGACACCATGGCTCCGTTGATCCAGGGATGACAATCTCTGTGTATTATGTTGCCCTGTTGTTGTATTCGATCCAAAATTTTGGTATACACGCCTGCAGGCTCGATCATTCTGCCTTTTAACCATTCATGCATTCCGTGTACTTCTATGCACTCTTTTTTGATGTCAACTGGCAACCAGGAAAAATCTTGCAAATTGTTACAGTCGGGCCAGGCTGGATCTCGCACATCGTTGTAAAACAGTGAAAAGTCTGCCGATTGCCAGCCATAGCTGTAGTAAAAATCTTCGCCTATCATCACAGTATAATCTCTAGGACACATGGGCGGAGTCACATGTCTACCGTTGACAAAGGTCTGTTCTGGCAAGTCTGGCCGCAGAACTTCTACTCCAAACTCCTGTAGTTTTTTTATGATTGCTTGATAATCTTCTTCGGTCTCTATGGCTATGCGTTCAAACAGCTTTCTCACATGCGGCACAGAGATCCAACTATAAAACTCAGGTGGATAACTGCGTCCAACCACACAGACTTTCAAAGGATCCCAGTGTTGGTACACATTCCAGGTCATGATCTGGGATCCTGCCGATGTTGAAATAATTCTTGCAAATACGATTCAGGCCAAGTGTCGTAGAAACCTTTTTTGGCCACCAGTTGAGCTTTGTCGTCCAGATCGCTCAGGCTCTGCACCAAGGCCAAGGCATAGGTTCCTTGATTCATGACCACACCGTTGACTATTTCTGGGTCTGCTGGATGATCTTCCAGGGCTATGAGATTTTTTGGCACCAGATGATTTGTGTTGGCATACCCTAGCTCGCGACTGAATGTTTCACGATCGTGATGCGCAGGATCATACACAAAGATCACCACACTTTTTGACAGTGTGCCGTAACTGATAGCTATGAGATCTTCAAACACATTACGACCCAGTCTGACTTCAAAATCACGATCCAGTCTGGCCTTTCTGGCATAAGGACATGGAGCCCAGCCGCCTAGGGCTGGATGCGGAACTTCTACAAAGTTCTCAATCCACTGTTCTATATCCTGTGTTACTTGTTCAAGATTCAGCATCAGAAGAATGGAAGTCCAGATTTTTTGGTAGTGTCAAGATTGTCTTTGATCAGATTGTTGATCAAAGTACGCTCACTGACACTGAGTTGCAGAGCTTGAGCGTAGCTGAGACCTCCACGCATGTACCAGGCCATTTGCAAGGCCTCTTTGCGTATGTCAAGAGTTTCTTTTTCCATGCCTTCGATGATCTTGGAGATTTGATCAGGGGTAGAGACTAAGAGGCGGACGCGAAAAAACTGGACATGTCCATGGTGATGGCCTGTTCATATTCGGCCTTGCAGGCATCACAGACAATTTTGAGCGGACGCATTTCGCTTTTTTCTTTGAGATCGATAATAAAGTCTCGGATCTGATTGAACAAGTTGCGGTCACAGTTTTTCAAAAAGTCCTGTATGTATTCGGGCTCGTTGACCAGGGCCTGCGGTGTCTTGATAGTGGCTATGCTCTGTGCCAAGATGTTGACAGTGATTTCGGTAATCTTTTTCAAAGCGTCGCTGAGGGCACCAATTTTTTCTTTATCGGGAATGCCGGTGTCGGGCAAGGTCTGCAACAGTTTTTGATTTTCAAACTGCATCTGATTGTTATCGTTGATGTTCTTGTAGTTCAAAGGCCGGAAAAATATTTCCATGTCGCCGGCCTTGACAGTTTGGCCATAGTCGGCTGTGCGCATGTTGTCCAACACAGTGCGCAGATCCAAGGTGTGTTCGGCTTCTTTTTTGCACTCAGGGCATGTGGTACCAAAGTCCATATTATGTCCATAAGTGGCAATCCTTATGGCGACCAGTATTGTGTCTAGGTCTACCGATGGCACTGCCCACGCATCGTGGATTTCTGGCACACAACTCTGTATCACGCTGATTGTGGCTTGTCCGTTGTACAGCGCATCTGGAGTTCTATAAGTGATTTCATCTATGGCTGTCATGGGATATACTGCCAATTCGCCAGTGACCGGAATGGTTATGGTGCCAGGTGGATAGCCGCTTCCTTGGCTGGGCAAGCGTATGTAGATAGCGGGCTGGCGAAAATATTGTTTGAGTGGATTACTAGGATTCATGGTTTTTACCTCTATAAATATAATTATGGCTGAAATAATGACCCCTGAAGAAATTCAACGTGTATTTGCTGAGTACAGTGAAACGCTGAAAACCGGCGGCACGGTGTCTGCGGAAATGGCCATGCGAATGAAAGACGCCTCCAAAGGTGTCAAGGGCTATGCTGATGCACAGGCTAATCTAACCAAAGTTCTCACCAAGAGTATTGTTGAAGTTGGCAAGGCCATGTATGAAGGCAAGCAAGGTGCCCAGGTCTTTACCGAACAGATTAGCCAAGTAACTGATGCTATTGCTGGCCTCCTGGCCGTGGTTTCTTTATTTGTTCCTGCCCTGCGACTGGCAGCCGTGGTTGCCGGCGGCCTGAGCCTGTTTGGCAAAGCTGTCAACGTTGCTGCTAAACAACAGGATCAACTGTTCAAGACCTTCCAAGAATTAAGCCGCAGCGGCATGGCTTCTGCACAGGGCATGAGCGAAGTGTTCCCAACCATGCAGAAGTTTGGGTACGGTCTAGAAGATCTGGACAAGATGATCCAACTGGTGCGTGAAAACAGTGCCGACCTAGGTCGATTTGCACCCACTGTGGCACAAGGCATACAACAAGTGGCCAATGTGGCTACCGAAATACAGCACAGCGGTTTACAAGGTCAGTTCATGCGCATGGGCATGAGCGTGGACGACATCAACAAGGGCATAATGGGTTATGTCAAGATGCAAGGTCAGCTAGGGCAGTTGCAAGGAAAGACACAGGCAGAAGTCAGTGCTGGAGCCAAGGCCTACATCCGAGAAATGGAAATACTATCTAGGCTTACTGGTCAACGCCGCGAAGAATTAGAAAAAGAGAGAGACGCAGCTAATCAGATTGAAATCTTTTATTCTACAATCAAGGATCTTGACCCTAAGGCTCAAAAACGTATGTACGACGGTTTCTTGGCCCTAAACGCTATCAGCCCCAGACTGGGCAAGGCCATGGCCGACACTGCCAGTGGCCTAGTAGGAGCAAGTGACGAAGCCAGTGAACTTTTCATGGCCACCAATGGTGCTAGTGTAACATTGGGCAATTCTCTTAGAGATGGGACCATTAACCTTGAACAGTACCTAGAAGGAATAAAGGCAGCTACCTTACAAACAGAAGAAACCAGAACCAGTTTGGGTCAATTGGGTGCTGCACAAGATGTCTATGGCAAGAACATAGATTATGCTATTTTGCAAGGCAAAGAGTTTGCCAAAGGTCTCAAAGATGCTACATCTGGGGTAGATGCCAATGCGGCAGGTAGCGACAAACAAACAGCCTCGCAGGTAGCCTTGCGCCAGTCACAGATGAGTGCAAGGGACAGCTTGCAACAGTTGGGCGACACTGTGGGCAAGAAAACTACCCCAATCATGGAAGGTTTTGGCAAGGCAGTGCAAGGAGCAACAGGTTTACTTACCGGTGGAGGACCAGCTGGCGGAGCTCAAGGACCTATGGGTGGTCAAAAAGGTAGCCTGGCCGGATCTTTGGGAGCCACCGCGGCCGGTGCTGCTGCCGGTGCTATGGGCGGATCTTTATTTGGTCCTATTGGCACTGTCGTTGGTGGAGTGGGCGGCGGTATTTTGGGTGCCATGGGGTACGGTGGCTTTGGCGGTGGCGGTGGTGGTGCCCCGGCAGATCTCAGAATCAAACCTGGCGCAGAAAACAAGGGCAAATCCACGGATACACTGTATGGGGTTGCCAATGAAGTACACAAGATGTTGGGCGGCGACTACAAGTATTTCAGTGGTTTCAATGATCGCAGCGGGGGCAAACACGGCCAAGGCAAAGCCTTTGACCTAGTGCTCAACGACCGCGACAGGTATCAAAGTGTTCTGTCACAGATCCAAGGACTTGCTGGCGTCAGCTTTGCGCAGTTTGAGCCCCAGGGATTCGTAAATAAAAATGGCTCTATATCTTCGGGCGACCATATACACACTGAAGTTTCAGCTGCCAATGGCGCTATATTAAGTGGGCCCATGAGCGGTTACAAACCAAATCTTACCATGCACGGCACTGAAGCCATAGTGCCGCTAAATTCCAGCAATGCTGGCGCCATAAGTGGTCTGGACGCCAGCTCCAAACTGGAAACGCTCATGACAGGGCTCAACGAACAAATGGATGCGCAGACACGTGTCATGCGCGACATAGCCGATTACACAAAGAAAACTTCGCAATATGCTGGAGTATAGTGTACGGCAATTCTGCTGAGCTCGCACATGCTCCGCTAAATATACAATCATGGCAGACAACGACAACAACCGTAAACGCGGCTGGAAAAAGTATTTTAAGGTAGCCAACACCGGCGGCCAACTCAGTCCAATTTCTGGACAAAATCAATTTGGACTTGACGGCTACCCGAGACAAACTGGAGTAGGCTACGCTGACGGAACCGGCACACCCAACGAGTTTGCTTTCCGCAACTATGCCAGCCGCTTGCCCGAAGTGTATTCAGGACATCCCAATCGTATTGAACGTTACAACCAGTACGAAAACATGGACTGTGATAGTGAAGTCAATGCTTGCTTGGACATCATTGCCGAATTTAGCACACAGGTCAATGAAGACAACGGCACACCGTTTGAAATCAAATTCACGGACAAGCCCACAGATCACGAAGTAGAAATCATTAAAAAACAACTGCAACAGTGGACCAAGTTGAACAAGCTGGACCAAAGGATATTCAAGCTATTCCGCAACACCATCAAGTATGGTGATCAGTTGTTTGTGCGTGACCCAGAAACCTTTGAAATGATGTGGGTAGACATGGTCAAAGTTGCCCGTGTGATTGTGAACGAAAGCGAAGGCAAGCGTCCAGAGCAGTACATCATACGTGACATCAATCCCAATTTCCAAAACATGAGCGTGGCCCAAAAGACCACAAGTGACTACTATGTGAGCAGAGCCACAGGCGTGGCTGGGCAAAACAACTACACAGCACCCAACGGTGGTGGCGGTGGTGGCGCTGGTGGTGGCACCGGCAACAGCCGATTTACCCAGGCCATGAACGAAACTTGTATTGATGCAAGGCATGTGGTACATCTCAGCTTGAACGAAGGCCTGGATTTCTTTTGGCCATTTGGACAAAGCATCCTAGAAAACATATTCAAGGTATTCAAACAGAAAGAACTGCTAGAAGATTCAGTGCTGATATATCGTGTGCAACGTGCTCCAGAGCGCAGGATATTCAAGATTGACGTGGGCAACATGCCCAGCCACATGGCCATGCAGTTTGTGGAACGTGTCAAAAACGAAATGCATCAACGTAGGATTCCTACCAACACCGGTGGCGGCGCCAACATGATGGACGCCAGCTATAACCCACTTTCGATCAACGAAGACTACTTTTTTCCGGTAAGTGCAGACAG